TACGGATGCCTACGCCAGTCAAATAGCAGTCTACGCTCAAACTGCTACTACAAAAGCAAATGAAGCATCAGCTTCTGCAAGCGCAGCGGCCACAAGTGCAACTAACGCTGCTATCAGTGAAACTGCCTCAGATGCAGACGCACTTGTAGCAGCCATCAGCGCCACCGCAGCGGCAACTAGCGCAACCAATGCTGCATCTTCGGAAACTAATGCTGGCAATAGTGCAACCGCCGCCGCAACCAGTGAGACCAACGCAGCCACAAGCGCGACTAATTCAGCAACCTCTGCAACCGCCTCAGGAACGTCAGAGACGAACGCAGCGGCTAGTGCTGCCACAGCTACTACTAAGGCTTCAGAAGCCGCCACAAGCGCCTCAGATGCGTCTGGAAGTGCTACAGCGGCCAGTACTAGCGCAACTAATGCAGCAACGTCTGAAACAAATGCTGGTAACTCTGCTACATCCGCTACTACGTCAGCTACCAACGCTGCAACCTCCGCAACCAACGCATCTAACAGTGCAACAGCGGCGGCAACTAGCGAAACAAACGCAGCTAACAGCGCAACAGCAGCAGCAGCCAGCGCAGCAGAAGCAGCAGACAAACTACCTTTAGCTGGCGGCACCTTGACAGGCCCTTTGATTGTCAACGAGCCTACCGCAGTCACCATGTCAGCAGGAACAACGGCCCAACGCCCTACAGGTGTTGCTGGTATGTTCAGGTACAACACGACTGACGGTCAGTTTGAAGGCTATACAACAGAGTGGGGTTCCATAGGCGGTGGTGCTGCTGATCTTAGGCTTAACAGTTTCACAGGCAACGGCTCAACCACTGCTTATACTTTGTCTACGTCTCCCATTGAAGACAACACTTTTGTTTATATAGATGGGGTTTACCAGAATAAAACTGGCTATGCAATTGTTGATAACGTACTTACATTTTCTTCTGCACCTCCCAACAGTTCTGCTATTGAGATTACAGCGGCAACGGTTGCGCCAGTAACAGCAAGCACAGAGTTTAAGCTAAGTCAGTTTACAGGCAATGGTTCAACTTTGGCTTATACGTTATCTGCACAGTCTCCAGAGAACAATACTAACGTGTATATTGATGGTGTGTATCAGAGCAAAACTAATTATGCTGTCTCTGGAACAACGCTTACTTTTAGCACAGCTCCTCCTAGTGGGTCTGCGATAGAAGTTATGGCGGCAAATGCTGTTGTAGTGTCTGTTGGTACGCCTGATGATAACACTGTTACCACAGCAAAGATTGTAGACGGTGCGATTACTTCAGCAAAGTTAGCCGCAGGTGTCGGTGGCGCATTCAACGACTTTGCAATTAAAACAGCAGGCTATACAGCCGTCACCAAAGACCAACTAATTGTAAACTCAGGCAGCGCAGTAACCATAACTCTGCCTGCCAGCCCCACAGCAGGCAACGTAGTATTTATTAAAAACGCTGGCGCGGGCACTGTAACGGTGGCTCGCAATGGATCAAACATAAATTCAACGGCAGACGATGGTTCACTGGCTACAGACGCAGCGGCAACGTTGGTATACGTAGACGGCACTATTGGCTGGAAGGAGTTATAAATGGCAATTACACTAGGCGGCGGTGGTTCAGCTTCACAAATCAACGAGGTTGTATTTTTAAATAATGATGCCGATACCGTTACGTTGGCAGATGGACGGGTGTACCTGAAAGGCGGTGTGCTTGAAACAAATCAAGCTACCTATCCCAATGCTTATGTAGGTTTTAACTATCTAGGGACAAATTTCAGTGTGGCCGCACAAGACACCGGCCCTACAGGCATTACTTGGGACGGAACTCATTTCTGGGTGATTGGTGAGAGCAGTCGTATAGTGTATAAATACACCGCAGCGGGAGTATATACAGGAACAAGTTTTAGTGCAGCCGCACAGGAGACTACGGCTTCAGATATTACTTGGGACGGGACTTATTTCTGGGTGCTTGGGCGCGGAACTGATGCTGTATATAAGTACAATTCTTCTGGTGTTTATCAGAATGTAAGTTTTAGTGTGTTAGCACAGGAAAGTGGCCCTACAGGCATTACTTGGGACGGAACTCATTTCTGGGTGGTTGGGTACAATAATGATACGGTATATAAATACAATTCTTCTGGCGTTTATCAGAATGTAAGTTTCAGTGTAGCTGCGCAGGCCACCTCCCCTTACGGCATTACTTGGGATGGAACTCATTTCTGGGTGGTTGGTATAGATACTGACGCGGCATATAAATACACTTCAGCAGGAGTCTACACAGGAACAAGTTTTTCAGTAGCTGCACAGGAGAATGCGCCTTCAGGCATTACTTGGGACGGGACTAATCTTTGGGTGGTTGGGTACAATAATGATACGGTATATAAATACGGAGATGCGATTGGCATAACTTCTGATACCTCCTTTGGCGCACAAAACTATATGAGGGTAGCGTAATGGCTTTAATAAGATTAGAAGATTTAATAACACCAGAACAGAAAGCTCGTACATGGCGTGATGCAGAACTAGCCCGCACTGACGTAGCCGCTACCGTTTCTGATTATCCCAATGCAGATGCTGTTTTGGCTTATCGGGCTGCTCTGCGTAACTGGCCGTCTACAGACTCATTCCCTGACACTCGACCGGAGCTATAAACATGGCCTTAACAAGAGTAACATCAGGCGTGATAGCCTCAGAGCCTGTAACAGTGGGTATTACAACTGTTGTTACGGCTACTTCTATCACTGCTACTGTCAACACGCACGTTTATGTAAGTGCGGCTACACAGACCATTACGTTGCCCGCGTCACCTACAATCGGACAAAGAGTCCTGATTACGGTTGGTAATTTTACCGACACAGTGGTAGCGCGAAACGGCAGCAACATAATGAGCAGTGCGACTGACTTCACTATGGATGCAGCATATCTCTCAATTCAATTTATATTTACAGACGCAACGCAAGGGTGGGTGATGTCATGAGTAATTTCACAGATTTCATAAGTGGTGGTGGATCAGCTTCATATCCCACAATCTTTTTGCACAACTCCCAAACATGGGTTCCTCCGCAAGACGGCAACATAATGATTCACGTTATTGGGGCTGGTGGTAGTGGTGTTGGTGGTAATAATTTTACCTGTAGCTCTGGTGCGGCAGGAGGTTATTGTCGAAAGAATTCTCTGGCAGTTACAACTTCTGGTTCATTTACTGTAGTGATTGGTGCTGGTGGCGCATCCTCTGGTTTCAATCTCACTTCTAACGCAGGAGGAAACACAACTGTTGCAGGAACAGGTTTAGCGTCTACGCTGACAGCCAATGGTGGAGGAGGCGGAAATTTTAATACTGCTAGTGGTGCAGGCGGTACGGCAACTGGAGGCGATATTAATAATACAGGCGGAACCTCCGCATTATATACAGGCGGTGGTGCCGTTGGTTTGACAGGAACAGGAAACTCTGGCGGCGGAACAGTAGGGTTTATTTATTCAGGAGGAGATTGTGATGTAATTGGTGATTTTTGGTCCTCTTCTTTTGGAAACATCTCAGGAAGCCTCGGGTCTAAAGGTTCGAACTTTACAGCGTCTGCAGCATACCGCCCCGCTAATGTTCCTGTAGACGCAGGGCCGCTTGCTGGCGGAGGTTTTGTAACAATGGCGAACAGTATCAACTACGGCTATGTTATAGGCGGTGCGGCAACTATAGGTGGTGGGGGTGGATCCTGTGATAACTCAGGAGCTTATGGCGCTTCTTCAGGCCGTGGTGGTGAAGGCTGTGTTGTAATTCAGTACATACCGTAAGGAGAATTAAATGAAATATATAATTAAAGATGCTGACGGTAACATTCTAAACTTCATCAACGCTGACGCAGAGTTTGTTGCGGCTAACTTTGACCACTATGAACTTTATGTAGAGCCTACACCCCCAGAGCCTACAGCGGAAGAAGAAGGACGACAGTGGAGAGATTTAGAGCTAGCCTCTACAGACTACATTGTGCCTTTAACTGACCACCCACAACGCGCTGCCTACATGACGTATCGCCAAGCACTGCGCGACTGGCCTGCTACAGCAGACTTCCCAGACACCCGCCCAATACTAGGGGATTAGCATGGACAAACTAAAGCAATTCTGGCGCAGTCGTAGTAACAGATGGCAAGTCTTTGGCATAACCCTAGCGGCTCTACAGGTGTACGTCCTACAGCTTAACCTGTCTGCTGAAACTATCATGTTAGCCAGCACCCTGTTCGGAATGGGCGGTATCTTCTTCCGCTACCAAACAACACAATCAATGGCAGAGAAATAGAACATGACTACACTTATAACAAAGAACTCAAGTACCGCAGGTGCTGCTCCCGTTGCTGGTGACTTAGTACAGGGTGAGCTTGCTGTTAACGTCACAGATAAAAAGCTGTACACAAAAGACTCAGGCGGCGCTATTGTTTCGGTTGGCACACGACTTGACACTAACAACCCCACAGCCGCTGATACAGTGACGCTAGGTGCTGGCGCTGGTGCTGCAATTACTTCACAGAGCACGAGTAACACCTTTATAGGCAGCAATGCCGGTGCAGCAATGACAGGGTTGAGTGCGAGCCACGTGGCTATTGGTTATGACGCTATGGCGCTTTCTTCACTTGGTTCTGGGTGCGTGGGTATTGGTCGTAGTGCCTTAAAAAACACAAGCACTAACTTCTCTACTGCTGTTGGTTGGTTCGCTGGAAGTAACTGCACTACTGGTGGTTTAAGCAGTGTATTTATAGGCAATAGTGCAGGAAGCTCCGTAACAACAGGTCAACAAAACGTCTGCATAGGCTGGGCGTCACAACCCTCTTCCTCTACAGTAAGCTATCAGTTTACGTTAGGCGGTACAGATATTAATACACTTCGGTGTAATCAAACAAGCATTACGTCTCTATCGGACGCTAGAGACAAGACTGACATTGTTGACACGCCTTATGGCTTAGACTTTATCAACACGCTACAGCCTCGTCAGTTTAAGTGGGCTACTAGAGACGGTAACATTAAAGACGGTAAAGTAGAACAAGGCTTCATCGCACAAGAGTTGCTTGAGGCTGCTGGCACAAACAAAGCTGATCTTAATTTAGTGCTTGAAGACAACCCTAATAAGCTCGAAGCTAGTGCAGGTAACTTAATGCCTATTTTAGTAAAGGCTATACAAGAGCTTACAGCGCGAGTAGCAGAACTGGAGAATAACTAATGTTTAATGAACCAACACCTTCTCAACAGTATGCTTGGGCTTTAGAAAGCGTCACGCTTATCAATGCTATAGTTGCAGACGACACAGGGTATTTCCAGCCCACTGAGTGTGTAGACCGCAATGTTAGACACCTACAAATCATGGTAACTAAGGACTTCTGGGAAGCTGGTCACGATATGTCTCCACTCAATTCAGCTATTTCAGCTGGGTTGGCTTATATAGGGAGTCCATAATAATGCAAGAGGAGGCAAAAACTATAGTAGACGGATTAGCTGTTACTGGAACTGTTGCGACTATGGCTGGCTGGTTGCCTCCCCTTGCGTCAGCTTTAACTATCGTCTGGCTGGGTATTAGGATCTGGGAAAGCCCTACTGTCCAGAAAATCTTCAAACAGGATGTCTAATGGAGACGTGGGAAATCATCGTTCAAAGCTGGCCCGTCGCAGCAGGTGTGTTTTTATTGATTTTGACCATTGGTAAGATACTTAATAGGTTGGATGTTTTAGAATCTAAAATGGTTGAGGCTTGGAAGGCTATCAACGAACTAATTAGGAAGTAGCCGTGATTGATAAGCTCATAGGTCCCATTACGGGACTCCTAGACAAGTTTATACCTGATGCTGACACTAAGTCTAAGTTGGCGCACGAAGTGGCTACAATGGCTCAGAATCACGCTCAGGAGCTTGCTAAGGCCCAGCTTGGGGTTAACAAAGTAGAAGCAGCACACAGGTCATTATTTGTGGCAGGCTGGAGGCCAGCAGTAGGCTGGTCATGTTGCTTTGCTCTTGTCTACTCTACTATCCTATCACCCATCTTAGGCATATGGTTCACTGTACCCCCTGTTGACAGCTCGTTGTTGACAACAGTATTGATGGGGATGTTAGGATTAGGTGCAATGAGAACTTACGAGAAGCAAGCAGGAGTGTCTAAGTAATGGGTAGAAGATCATCACCAACTACAACAACTATTTATGACCGTGGCGATACATTTGACCGTTATACCGGAGAAGATTTAGACAATACAGGCCCAAGCACCTCTGTTCAAAACTTTATGGCAGCTATGGGAGATTACTTTGATCGTTTAAACGTAAGTAAAGACATCAGAGAAACAACTACTGCATTTGTTCTAGGTCTTCAAGGAATGGAGCGTAACCTGTTTGAAGTAGGTATTCGACAGGTACTAGAGCAGCTTGATGCAGGTGAAGAAAACATAAAGAACCCGTTGAATGAAGGGTTCATTGGCGGGTTAGGATACTTAGAAAACTTTGCACCGTCTTTGTACGACTATTTTAACGATATGTTTGGGGACAACGAAACCTTGTCTCGTTTAGAAGTAGAAGATGCTTTTGGAATTAGCAAAGAAGATCCAGAAGTAGTATCTTTAGACGCAGACGATAGTTTATTAAACGGGGACGGTGAGTTAAACGGAACTGTAACTACTACAGAGTTAGGAACAGGAGAAGTGTTTGGAGGGGATGATTTAACACCAGAAATTGTAGTTGACAAAGTAGATGTAGACGAAATATCTACAGAGCTTGGTGAAGTTGATGATTCTGTAGAAGTAAAACCTTACATTCCACCACAACAAACAGAAACCCAAGCTACTGATGAATCGGCGGCTGACGGTGGTGGCGGGGCTGGAGGTGCTGGAGGTGACGACGGTGCTGGAGGTGACGACGGTGCTGGAGGTGCTAATGGTTCTGGAGGTGCTAATGGTTCTGGAGGTTCTTCAGGTGCTGGTGACGCCCAAAGCACTGACGCTTCTGGAGCAGGAACTGAATCGGTTGAGTCTGAAAGTGGAGTTATAGTCGGTTCAAACGACGGTGTTCCCTATACTAGAAACCCAAATATAGCTGACAACGGCCCTTGGGTTTATCAAGGGGGAGGCGTGTGGATTATACCTACCGACGGGGAACAAGTTTTACGAGAAGTTTTAGTAGCCGAAGATTATGGTGGTACTTTAGCTGTACAGCTTGCAGAGTTAGCAGCGGGTGAGCCTGACCCTAACTTACAAGCAAAGTACCTTGAAGAAGCTAAAAGGTATATAGGAGATTCTGAAAACTTACCTTCTAATTTTGAAGAAATGACTGCGGAAGAGCTTGAAGAGTTCTTAAAAACACCAACTGGTGAAGTTATTGACGAAACTCCAGAACAGCCCGTTTTTAACGATCCTAATTATGATCCTAATAAAGCAGAAATTTTTAAAGAAGGAGACAGAGCTGATATAGTCCAAGATTCTGTAGGTACTGGACATACTACTACTACGGAGACTCAAGAACAGATTGAGGCTAAGGCATCAGAAGAAACAGAAAACAATCCTTCAGTAGTTAATACTGTTTTAACCTCAGGAAATGCTGCTACTGATGTTTTAGAAGTTCTTATTGAGGAAGTAACTAACGACAACTCTACAGTTCCTTCCAATATAGACACTACAGGTGGATCTTCAACCAGTACTACAGGCACTACAGGCACCACAGGCACCACAGGCACCACAGGCACCACAGGCACCACAGGCACCACAGGCACCACAGGCACCACAGGCACTACAGGCACCACAGGCACCACAGGCACCACAGGCACTACAGGCACCACAGGCACCACAGGCACTACAGGCACTACAGGGACAGGTACTGGAGATGGTGACGGCGATGGTGACGGCGATGGGTCTGGAGATGGGTCTGGAGATGGTGACGGAACTGGAACAGGCACAGGTACTGGAGAAGGTGATGGCGATGGCGATGGCGACGGTGATGGAGATGGAGATGGCGACGGTAGCGGTAGTGGTAGTGGCTTAGGCGGTACAGGTTTATTTGGTGGCGGAGGAGGTTCACCTACTGACATTTTTCAACCTAACTATAAGCCGCTAGAATACAACACACAACTTTTAACTCCAACTTTATTTGATTTTATAGACTACAATCCTCTTAGGAATTTGAAATGACATATTTAGAATTAGTAAACGGAGTCCTAAGAAGGCTCAGAGAAGATCAAGTAGGCTCCGTTAATCAAAACCCTTATTCTTTACTTATCGGTGATTTTATTAATGACGCTAAAAGGACTGTTGAGGACGCTTGGGATTGGTCTGCATTACGAACTACTTTAACTATTTCCACAACGGAGGACATTTTTAACTACGTTCTTACTGGCAGTGGTAATAGGATTAAGATTATTGACGTTATCAATGATACGTCCAACTGGTTTATGACTTACAAAGACACACATTGGATGGACAATGCTTTCTTAAACCAAACACCTCCTAAGTCAAGCCCTACGTTCTATAACTTTAATGGTGTGGATACTAATGGGGACACTCAGGTTGATCTTTATCCTATTCCTAATGCCGCTTACACTATCCGAGTAAACTGTATTAAACGTAACCCTGACTTAGCTAATGACGGAGACAAGCTTCAAATCCCCCACATGCCCGTACTACACTTAGCACTAGCTTTGGCTTCCAGAGAGCGTGGGGAAACTGGCGGTAGATCCTCAGGGGAAATGTTAGCATTTGCTCAGAGCTATATGTCCGATGCTATTGCTTTGGACGCATACAAGCATCCAGAAGAAACTATCTACAGGGCGGTCTAAGCAATGGCTCAAGACAGACAAAATATAACGATTGCAGCCCCTGCGTTTAGAGGTCTAAACACACAGGACTCTCCGCTTAGTTTGGACGCTTCCTACGCTTCCGTTGCGGATAACTGTGTTATTGACCAGTACGGACGTATAGGCTCTCGTAAAGGTTTTACTGCCGTTACTACCAGCACAACCCCCATAGACGGCAGTAACGGAATTGAAGCTATTAAAGAATACATTAACCCTACAGGTGCTAACGTTATTCTTTCCGCAGGTAACAATAAAATATTCACAGGCACTACTACACTTACTGATGCAACCCCAGCAGCTTACACAATTACAACTAATAACTGGAAGATGGTAAACTTTAACGACCATCTGTATATGTTTCAATTAGGTTATGAACCTTTAGTTTACTCCGCCCATGCTGGAGTTGTAGAAACAATGTCTGCACACGCACATGCTACAGGCACTCCACCAGAAGGCAATGAAGTATTAGCAGCCTTTGGCAGACTCTGGGTAGCTGATTTTTCAACGGATAAGTCTACTATTTATTGGTCTGATTTATTAAACGGCTCAGGCTGGTCTGGAGGTTCTACTGGCTCCATTGACATTTCTAAAGTATGGCCTAATGGTCTTGACGAAATTGTAGCTTTAGCAGCTCACAACGGTTTTTTAATAATTTTTGGTAAAAACTCCATTGTTGTTTATCAAGGAGCTAGTGACCCTACTACAATGTCTTTGACTGACACTATAGCCAACGTAGGTTGTATAGGTAGAGACACCGTACAGTCCACAGGTACTGACTTAATCTTTATGTCCAGTGAGGGTTTACGCAGCTTTGGTAGGACTATTCAAGAAAAGTCAATGCCCGTTAGGGACATTAGTAAGAATGTTCGTAGTGATTTATTAAATATCAATAATTTACAGCTTAATAGTCCCTTACGCTCTATATACAGCCCAGAGGAAGCATTCTACTTACTGTCCTTTAGTGACTCTAAGTACACCTACTGCTTTGATATGAGGACTGCTCTGGAGGACGGAGCGCATAGGGTCACTACTTGGTCAGACACAACCCTAAGAGCTCTTGAGAGAACTCAGGACGGCTTGTTGTACGTAGGGAATACCAACGGTATTGCTACTTACAGTAACTACCAAGACTATGGTTTGTCCTACGAGATGACCTATTTTAGCAATCCACTTTCCTTTGGGGATAGTTCAAGACTTAAAATACTCAAAGAAATTATTATTACGTTTATTGGTGGTGAGGGAGCACAGGCAGTTGTAAACTGGGGCTATGATTATAATCAAGCCTACGCTAAACAGCTTGTTGACATTACTAGCGGTAATGTTTCTTACTATAACGAAAGTGAATATAATGTGTCTACTTCACAGTACAGTGCTACAATTATTATTGACAAAGTTAAGACTAAAACAACGGGTTCAGGAACGGTAGTAACTATAGGTGTGGATGCTACTATTAATCAAGATGCGTTATCTTTGCAAGAACTTAATATTCAAGCTTTAATAGGTAGGATGATCTAATGAGCAATTATACAAAAACTACAAACTTTACAGCCAAAGATAATCTTCCTACGGGCAACCCTGCGAAGATTATTAAGGGTACTGACTTTGATATTGAGTTTGATGCGCTGGTTACAGCCGTTAACTCAAAAGCTAACTCAGAAAGTCCAACATTTACAGGGACAGTTACGATACCAACGCTTAATGTAAGCGGTACGTTGACTGCTGATATAATTACTGGAGGTACTTACTAATGGCTCTTATTGATGATCTGTTAGGATTGGGTTTTGACATAAGTCAGTATAAAAACCTTTCCGACGAACTTAAAGGTTTTGGAAGTACTGCTCAAACAGGTATGCAAACTATAGGTAATACCGCTGCTTCTGAAATGGCGTTTAAACCTTTTACAGTAACTTCTGGTCTTGGGGCAACAACTACTACTGCCGATGGCGGTACTACATTAACTTTATCTCCAGAGCAACAAGCTTTAGCCACAGGTTTAGAAACAGGCGCTACGGGCTTAATGCCTCAGGCTACTACAAGAACTGGAACCTACGATCCTTTTGCAGCTTCAGCTTTAACTGGAGCAACTACTGCGTTAGGTGGTGTAAACCAACAAGACTTATCAATGGCTCTACAGCGAGCTGGCGTAGGCAATCTTTTTAGTCAACAATTAATGGGCATGGGTGCTCCTACGGGTTTAGAAGGTCTTACACAACAAGCTTTGGCAGGGGGACAACAACGTATTGCAGGAGCTGGGCCTTCTTCAGAGCTTAATCAACTAGCTCAGTTATTTGGTGGTAATGTTTCTCAACTTTTACAGCAACAGCCTTCACAGCAAATAGGCCAATTAGGCTCTCAAGCTTTAGCTTTAGGTCAACAAGGCTTAGGAGGCGCTGCACCAGCAGACATAGAAGCTTTACGGTCACAGTACGCAGGTCTTGCAGGACAAGCTGCTGGTGGCTTAATGCAGCCAAGAGGGGACAGAGAGCAGGAAGTTTATGAAAGAATTAGAGCCGCACAGTCTCCTGAGGAAGAAAGACAAAGACTTTCCCTTGAGAATCGTTTGGCTTCTCAAGGTCGTTTAGGTGTTTCCACTGCACAGTTTGGAGGCACACCCGAGCAGCTTGCTCTGGCTAAAGCACAGTCAGAATCTCAGAATCAAGCAGCCTTAATGGCTATGCAGCAAGCGGGTACGGAAGAGCAGCAAGCACTGCAAAGAGCTTTAAGTCTTTCAGGTCAAACAGGGCAGCTTGCAGGTACTTCTTCACAGCTGCAATCAGCAGCTCAGAACAGAGCCTCAGAGTTGTCTCAGTTAGGCTTATCAGCAGAGCAGATTGAGTCTCGTTTACAGAGTGAAGGTTTAGGTAGAGCTGGTCAGGCCGCTGGTTTATCCAGTCAGTTTAGACAGGCTTCCTCTGGATTAGAGTCAGAAGCTTTACAGCGAGGCTTGGGTTTAAGTCAACTAGGTATGTCTGGTACACAGGCGGGGGCTGGCTTAGAAGCTCAAAGACTACAGCAACTATTAGGCTTGCAACAAGCAGACATAGGGTCTGCTGGAGCACAGCAACAGTTACAACAGGGTCAATTAGGTCTTGCTGGGGGTATGTTTGATATATCCAGAGGAGCTGCTGGCTTACCTTCACAGCTACAAGCAGGCGACATTGCTAACTTACAAGCGTTGATGCAGTCAGGTTACGCTCCAGAAGCTCAGATGTTGAATCAATTGCAAGTTGGTACTAATATAGCCTCTCTTGCTGATGTAGCGCGTAGACAGGGTGCTATGGAAAGAGCAGAATCTTCCGCTGCTGGGCTTGAGGCTAATTTAGAAGCTCAGAAACTAAGGGCTGGTCTATTAGGACAAGCTTTAGGTTCTGCTGGTGATGTTATAGGTGGTGGTATAGGCGGCGGCGGTTTGTTTAGCAGTCTTGCAGGTGCGGCTAATACAGCTACAGGCGATAAACTTCCCCAATGGTTAAAAGATTTATTAGGAATTTAAAATGGCTAAATTTTCACAAGGGTTTTTAAGTGGTATTTCTGATTTTGGTAAAATGGATCCTAGTCA